GCCAGTTGCGTCAATTGTGCAGTTGCGGAGCACCCAGTGGTTCGCGCCACAAAGTGGGAGGACATCCCTGTGCACCGGGTCAACTGTGTTGAAAGTTTTGCCTTCGTAAGTGTAGGTGGACATCTTTCTTCTCCAATTCGCGCAAAAGCATAAAATTATGCCTCGCGTAGTTTATGCCAAATTTTGGCACCCAGTATTTCCTTGCCAACTGTTCCTTGCCATCTTTTCCTCGCCCAACTGTCCTCGCCCAACTGTCCTCGGCCGATAAAATGGAGAGAACCCACCAAATTACCTCCGGCAAGGCCACGGAACGGGGGGCAAGGGTGGGATGTCAAGGGATTAGGGCCAGTAGCGAGCGAAGCGAGCGTACTGGCCCTTATGCCGGAGAAGATTTTTTGCGCAGCAAAAAATCTTCGTAGGCGTACCCTTGACACTCCCACCCGCCCCCCGTAAAGTGGCCGCAGGCGGAGTAATTTGGGGGTTGGGACTAGAAGAGAAAAAACATAAAAAAATGTGTTGACAAACCATTTCTATTGGGGCATGGCAAAAACATGAACAATAAATATATTGACGGGCGGCGTGTACCCTTTGGCACAAAGAAATATGACCTCAAGTCAGTCTCCTCTCGTCAGCACGAAATTCTTCGGATGGTCACCCTTGGGATGACCAATAAGCAGGTTGCAGAGCGCATTGGCTGCTCCCCGCAGACTGTCTCCATAGTGCGAAATTCCTCTTTGGGCCGCCTCCAGCTGGAAATCTTCAGGCAACGGGCCGACGAAGACACACTGGAAGTCTCTCAGAAGCTTCGCTCTCTTGCGCCGGGTGCGATTGCGACCATAGAAGCCCTCATGACCAATGAGGAGGCTCCTTCGGCCGTCCGCCTGAATGCAGCCAAAGACCTGCTTGACCGTGCTGGTTATGCCGCAGAACGCCGGATGTCTGTGCGCAGCACAAGTGTACAACTCTCCCCAGATGACCTGGCCAATCTGCGCAACGAAGCCTTGGAGCGGGCAAGAGAGAACGGTCTCTTGGTGGAAACAGACATAGCGGAAGATGAGCAGCCCCAAGAAATGCTTCCTCCTTCGTGCCAAAATTTGGCACCAACTGAGCAGGCAATCCAGTGAACCCCTTATTGCAAGACCCAGTCTGGAAACGCCTTCTTGAGGTTAGCGCGAAGAGCACAAAACTCTTCTCTACGACCTTTCTTCCCTCCCGCTTCTCTCGTCCTTTCGCCTCTATTACAGACAAAATATTTGAAGCCATAGATGACCCCAAAATCCAGAAAGTAGCAATAGCTGCCCCGCGCGGTTGGGGCAAGACAACTATAAACACCATTGGCTATCCGGCGCGAAACATCTGTTTCGCACTAAAGAAGTTTATCGTAACTGTCTCCAACACAGCGGACAAAGCCGTAATGGATGCCGGCAACCTAAAGCAAGCTCTCATTACAAACGACGTCCAAGCAGGGGATATCATCCCCTCTATCTTCGGCGATTTGCGGCGTGATAACTGGGCACAAAAGCAGTTTGAGGCAGGCTCTACCTTTGTTCTCCCTCGTGGTGCTGGTCAGCAGATACGTGGCATAAACCATAATGGGAGCCGTCCTGACCTCATTATTATTGACGACCTTGAGGATGCCGAAGCAGTCATGTCCGAAGACCGGCGTGCCAAACTCAAGCAATGGTTCTTCGCCGACCTAATGAACTCAGTAGATCGCTCGCGGGATGATTGGAAAATAGTTATTATCGGAACTATCCTTCATGAAGACGCGCTTCTCTCTAACCTGCTCCGCGATGAGACGTGGTATACTATTCGCCTCTCCCTCTGCGACGACGACCTTCACTCTAACTGGCCTGAGTTTATGTCAGATGAGAAGGTAGCAGAACTCTTTGAGAGCTATCGCGCCCAGGGGCAAGCAGACACCTTTGCTCGTGAATATCAGAATAAGCCTATATCTAACATAGACGCAGTTTTTCAATCCTCCTACTTTCGCTACTACAATCCTGCTGACATCTTGGACGACCGAAACATTTATTTTGTAACTATTTGCGACCCAGCTAAGACGGTCAAACTTCATTCGGCAGATAGTGCGATAATAACTGTAGGCCTAGACCTGAAAAACCATAAAATATTCTTCCACGACTGTGAGGCAGGAAAGTTCCACCCCGATGAGCTTTTTGATAAGATGTTCCAGCAAGTTATTATGCACAACTCTCGCATTCTAGCTGTTGAGGTAACATCTTTGAATGAATTCATTACGCAGCCCATAAAGAATGAAATGAGCAAACGGGGCATCTTCCCTCAGTTTATAGAACTAAAAGCCCGCGATAAGAAAGAAAACAGAGTTGCGCAGCTTGCCCCTTTTTATCGTCAGGGCTACGTATACCATAACAAGCAAGTATCTCCAAAGCTTGAGTTGCAGCTCCTTACTTTCCCGCGCGCAGAGCTCTGGGACGTAATGGACGCCTTTGCTTACATTATAGAGCTAATGGAACTTGATGACCGCTACTTTCAGGCAGATGAGCTGCCTGGAGAAGATGAATATAGCATCCTTATAAGTGAGCCTACTCGTGCCGAATGGAGGGCATACTGATGCCTAGACCTCGCTCCTTCTTAGAAGACTTTGTGCGTTCTCAGATAGCTAAACATCATAAGCATCTTCATCCATTTGAAGAATGCGACATGAACCCTCGGCATGAGCTCTCCGACGACTGGCAGCGCATTGTCCTAGAGCAAACCGCCTATACTGACATGCTTCCAGATGATGACATTCCTGTGGCTTTGCTTCCAGGAATGCTTCGTCTTTCTAAGAAAGGCTGGTTGCGTTGTCATTCTGTGACAGGCGTCTTTTCTGCGGACGTAGAAGATGGAATGATAGTAGTCCCTGCCGCTCGTCCTGAGAGTGACGCCTGGAAGAAGCATATAACCCTTCGGCATGACTGCATTTGGGTTCCTGCTAATCAGCTAGATAACGAAGAAAAAGAAATTCAGGCAACTAAAATAGAAAATGCTCACATTTATGGGGTGGCCTATAAAGATATTGGCCGCATTATGTTTGGGCCGATAGTTTATCATCCCTCTTTTCAATTTGAAACTGGACAGCTCCTTTACTTAGGCACCTTCGGTAAAATCGTGCAAGATAGCACGGCCAAGGATGGGTCAAGAAATCTTCTTTTGGGCGCTTGTGTTGGGTCTGGCTCTGTTTATTTTGAGGCGGGGGTAACAGAACTAGAACTGAATAAAGCAGTTCTTAAGAACGCAGAAGATATTGCCAGAATAAATAAGAAAATACTGAATATTCTAAGTCTTATTGCCGCAAATAGAAATCTGATAAAAGATTTGCAAAAACGTCTGGCGGGCTACACAAAAGAAGAGGTAGATGCAAAGCTAGCAGCTATTCAGGAAGAGATAGGTAATAATAAAGCTTCTATAGAGCAAGGCTTGGAGGACGCAAAGCAGGAATTGACCAATGAGATTGCTGCGGTAGATGCGAAAATTCCAGGCATTGCCACAACTGAAGAGGCGGGAATAGTAAAGCCTGATGGAACTTCTATAAAAATCTCTGACGATGGGACGATAAGTTCTCCTATAACTTCTGATTTTGGTATTGACATAAGCGTGTCTGAGGCAAGCACTAAAATAAACACAGATTGGGACACGATGCAGAAGGTAACTACAAGTGCCTCTGTCCCTATAACAATAACAGATGATACCTTAGGTATTTCTGAAACTTTTGGCTGGTTAGGCTTTGGGATGAACGGTGAGGGTTCCTCCCAACTGCCTGCTATAGCCAGTGATGGCTCAAGTGATTGTGCTACTTTGGTTGTGTACACAGCGGACGCAAGAAACAAAGGTGAGAGCAACACACTGCTTGTCCCTACTCCTCGTGCTGATGCTTCAGGAAAACAGGCAATAAACGCAGAGTGGCTTAGAGCCAATGGGGCAAACGCAATAGGGGCCGCCACAACAGTAAATGTAAACATTGCTACGACGGAAAGGGCAGGCATTGTAAAACCAGATGGCACCACTCTGTCTGTTGACACAGATGGCACTCTTACTGTTATTGGTGGTACTTCTGGGGGCACAGGAACTGCGGACATTGCTACGACTGAAAAGGCAGGTATTGTGAAGCCAGATGGCGACACAATATCTGTGGACACAGATGGCACAATTATAGCTGATGTTACCAAGCTCTTTTCCAAGACAGAAGTATCCAGTATAAGCAGTACGGGTAAGAACTATGTTATAGTACCAGAGGGCTCCTCTTATACGTTGCCTACTGGTTCCACGGCAGAACTGGTTGTAGATGCCAATTTTCCAAAAGAAATTACCAAGGGTTTAGATTTAGCACTTACCTCTCCGTTAGGTACTGTCCCTTGCTACTGCTATGTTCTGTTTCTTATTGAAGAGAAGTGGAGGGTAGCAACAATTTTTAGTACAACTTATGGCTGTGATGCTAAGTGTCCGGGAGATGGCTTTATCTATTTTGTTTCTGGCAGTACTAAACCAGTTCAAAATGTAGGAAGTTCAACTGCTGGTCAGCTTTTTATTCCTGATGTGCGCCCTGACGCTACGACAAGCTCTGGGTATTTGGATAGTGTGGAGTGTGCTATAGTTTTGTCTGAGGGCAAGCTGGATATTACGAGTACGGTTACTACTAATTGGGGTGTCCAGGCCTTTGCAGGCATAGATTACACAAATACTGTGCTTCAAACAACTGAGACCGACGAAGCTTTGATTGCTGGCTATACAGCTTATAAAGTAACAGCCACTGATGGGGGCCTCCTAGTGGCGGAGCTCGCCCCTGGTTTAGACAGTCTTGGGGGTCTCATATCTGTCAATAGTTCTATTGTGCAGACTTGTGGGAGTAAACAAGGGATAAATGTATTCTCTGTGCAGGTAAGTTCTGGTGACGAAGTACATGTGGAGTTTGGTATTGCCGGAACTGTGGATGATATAACTATAAGTATCTACCCCTATAAGAATGCCTATGCGAGCTTTTTAGGGAAGGCCACAGTTGCGGTGGAAGAAACTGGTGCGGACACTCCTAGTGCCGCCATTGCTATTTCGGGAAGAGATACTCTTGCCCTTACCCTGCGAGACATAAAAGGGGACAAAGGGGATAAGGGTGATAAGGGTGATGAGGGCCTTGTGGGTGCTACAGGGAATGCCCTTGACTGGGATAATAAGACAGCTCTAACTTTTACGACGGTAGATATAATCAATAGTAGTACGGGGGCGGTAGCTGGGTATTACTATGTCTATGTGGCCTCTGCTAATGGGTTGTGTGTTGGTTATTCAGAGATTGGTGACGCTACGAGGTGTGGAATATATCGGGGTACGGTCACAGATGTTTCTGCGTTGACTAGCGATGAGATAAATAGCAACATAGTGTGGTTTGGGGACAGTATCAGTTATACCACCGAGCCTGTAACGTCTGTATCCGTTAGTATAGGGGATATTGTTGTCTTTGAGCCTTCAAATTTGCCCATGAAAGAAAGCTCTAGCCTCATCCCATACAAGCAACAGGCCACAACCTACACTTTGGTTCCTGGAAGTGGTTATACCACAACTACTCTTGAAGCAAGCACTGAGGAAGGTACTTTGGGCAGCCATGATTATACGCCTCCCTCTGACGGCTGGGTATGTCTGGAATGCCTTGCCGCAGACAACTCTGGTATCTTCAGTGGTGTGCGTTTGGAGAATACAATAAACTTGATGGAAAGCAGCAGCTTTACCTACGAGGGTGGTGGAACAGCGAGGTATTATACCTCTTTGGCAGTGGCGAAGGGACAGATAGTAAGATGTTCTTACTCTCCTTTGAAAGAAGCAACTCTTCGCTTTGTGGCAGCAGCACGATAAGATAGGAAGGATACTACCATGCCTAACATGTTTGACCCATTCAAGGCTCCGACAGTTTTCATAAACAAGCCTTATCCTTCTAACTGGCCTTGGTCAGATGCGGTGAATGAGCCGGATATTCTCTGGCAGGCTTTGAACAGGGGCTATGACTTCACCTATCCTCTTACAGGAACTGGTATCTCGCGCATAGTGGAAGCTATCCGTGAGGTGAAACTGGCACTGAATTTCTGCATAAGTGTGCGTGCCGTCTTTGCCGACGACGTAGAGGATGGGGATATAGTTACTCCTAATCTTGCGGAAGACCCTACTAATGGCACAACTGACGAGTACTTGAAAGCGCTGGCCGCAGCAGGGCTGTTGCCTGATAGTATTTGGGTTCCCGTAAATCGGGAAAGCTATGACAGTACCGTAGCGGTTCCTTCCCTTCTTGGTGTGGCCTATAAAGAAGCTGGTCGTGTTGTCTTTGGGCCTATTGTTACGCATAAAAAGTTTGTCTCCTTCAGGACAGGAGACACAGTATATGCGGCACAAGGTGGGGATGTCACTACAGATAGTACCCTAGGTTTTGCTGTTGCTACTTGCGTAGCCCCAGGGGCGCTAAACATAGTCTCCTCAAGCACGGAAAGTCTAGAAGCGACCCTTGAAAGTCTTCTTACTAAGTTCAACGAGCTTGATGGGCGTGTCTTGTTGTTAGAAACAGAGGTCACGAACATAGATGGTCGTGTCACTGTTTTGGAGAATACCAGTGGGAGTAGTACGGAGCTTACGGAGCTGGAAGGAAAAGTAGATACAAACGAAGCAAACATTACGAGCATAAAAGAGCAGATGATAACAGATATAGAGGCAACAGTGGATAGCACTACTGGAACTCCTTCTGTTACCACCACTATATCTAACGGAGTAGCGACTCTAAAATTCTCTGGCCTGAAAGGAGAGAAAGGAGAGAAAGGAGCGACAGGATCGACAGGAAGCAGTGGAGGAACTGCATCTGTTACTTCAGCTGCTGTGTTGAGTGCTGTTCAGGGGATGACAGGTACTCAGAGGAAGTCATACCACACTGCACTTGTAAATACAGGAAATGGTCTTGTTACAGATAGCTCTGGATATCTTAAGTTTGATTTGACCAGACTATCGTCTAGTGTAGACTCATACGCCGGCTATATGGCTCGGATGGCTCTGGGCTATGGGATAGTTGTATCAGACTACCTAAATGTATATGTAGACTCAGCTACTGGAAGTGACTCACACTCTTCTTCTGCTCTTAGGGGCTCCTCCTCTGCGCCTTTTGCGACGCTTACAGGTGCATACTCTTATGTGATCAAGAACTACATTTTTCAAAAAGGGGCTAAGGCAATGTTTTATGTAAAGAGTGCTAGCAATTCTAATACTGTGTATGCTGGTATCTCAGAGCCTAAGATAAATATGGACATATTGGGCTGGGGAAATACTGTATCTGGGGCCTCCTATGGAGGAGCGCCTCTTATTCGTTTCTCTGGTACCGATGCAGGTTTGCGTATTGCGGGTGTTTCGGTAGGCCTGAAGAACGTGGTGGCTAAGTGTAAGGCGACTACTGTGGGAGTAGCTGGTATAATAGGGGTTTATGTACGAGAGGGTACCCTTACGGTTGAGGGCTGCAATGTGGGTTTAGAGACTTCTGTGTCTAGTACGTCGGAGGCGCATGTGATAGTCATAAACAACAACTCTCATTGTTATTTCTCGTCTACTACGTCTTCTTTTTCAAATGACACAAATAAAACCCTAACTGAATTTGTGTGGGTGAATACTTCTTCAGGCGTATACTTCAACGTGCCTGTATGCTTTCTTAGTGGAGGTGGAAGCAATTGCCCCTTTGTAACATGCTGGGCAAATAGTCTTATGTACTCAGATGCCCAGAGCGGCTCTGTGGCGAGCTACACAGGAAAGAAAGTAAACCTGCAATATGGCTCAGTTGCTCTAGTAAGACCTGATTATGTTCCTGGCTCTGGGTACACAGCAGGGACAGGAAGTAATTACTATACGTTCTAGGGGGTAGGTTATGGCCTATACTTTGGAAGAGTTAGGTTCGGCTATTGATAGACTGGTAA